ATGAAAAAAGTCATTTTTATTTTAGGTGTAGAAGCTGCCAAGGGTGTAGGTAAAACATCAGGCCGTCCTTATGAGTTCGGCAAGATTTTTAACTTAACGCCAGTTCGCAACTGGGAGACTGAAAAAGGCCGAAGCTCTCATAAGGGTTTCACTGTTGACGAAGAAAAATGCGTTGTTTGTCATATCGATGCATTACCTCAGTTACAGCGCCTTGATTATCCCTGTTTTGCTGAGGTTGATATTGATATCGACCCAGAAGATATGAGCTCAACCATTATTGTCGGTGCGACTATGGTTCAGCATATCGATATTTTTAATCCACCCAAGAAAGCAATTTAAGGGGTAGGTCACTGGTGACGTTATGAGCAGGAATAAGGATTACGAAAACAGACAGAAAGCCAAGGGCTTAAAGAAAGTAACTCTTTGGGTTCCTGATTTGTGTGAAGTTGAATTTAAGCAACTCGCTGAATTCTGTTGTGAAAACCGTGATTATTATCCAGCTCTAGCGCGTCACTTTACAAATGGACGTGTAAAGAATTTTTTGAGGTGACTTATGGAAGACAGAGTATTTGGCTTTTGGATGTGCTCATGTTGCGGAAACGTATTTGATGGCGATATTGATCAGCCAATTAACATTTTAACGCTTGAACTTTTTGAATGCGCTCTTTGTTACATTGTAAATAAAGAGCGTGAACAAATTAATCTTCAATGTGTTAATGCTTAGTTTTTAATAAGCGAGGTATCACATGCATGAGGTATTAGTCGCTTTAATGTGTGCCGTCTGTTTCTCAATTGGATGGCTTGCGGGGGAGTCTTGGAAATGACACCTGACGAATTTTGGTTAGCGTTCAATCTCGAACTGTTCACCAAATTAGTGTTAATGGGGATGGCCTCATTCGCTATTGGTTATGCCGTGGGATATAAGCTGTACCTGTTCCGCAGAATAGCCCAATCATCAACCTAGAAGGGAAAGTGTATGAAAAAGCAAATTACGAAAGGTCGCGTTACCGTAGCTATGGCGTTAATGGCTTCTTTTGTTGCACCTATGGCTATGGCCGCTGGTGAAGCAGAAGCAGCCCTTGATTCAATTCTCGCAGAGGCAAACGCAATGATTGCCAAAGGCTGGCTAATTGCAGTTCCAGTCGTCCTGTTCTTTATCGGTGTCAAGTTGTTTAAGAAAGTTGGCAACAAATCGACCTAATATTAAGGAGCTATATTATGAAAGGGCTGTTTTTAGCTTTTGGGCTGATAGCAGCCCTTTTTATTTCAAATAATTGCAATGCAACTATTTATGATATCGTTTCATCTCAAAACCCTAAGTCTGAAAACCAAAAATTATTTAAATGTACTAAAAATCCATCCAGTATTGTTACTGCAACCTCTCAGACTTATGAGTCTTGTTATTCTTTAGTGACTTCTTATATTTCAGATGTACCTATGTCTGGTTCTGATTGGTACATATCTAATGTCTCTTTTCGTACTGAAATTATTAACGCCACCGCTCCAAATTATAAGATTTATTTTGATGCTACTAAAACTTGGACAAAGCCCGACCCTTACAATCCACCTCCCGCTCAAATTAATGGTATCCTCGGCTATATTCTTTTTGAAAAAAATGAAAACTCAACTACGTGTCCGCCTAATCTATTTCCTACGTATA